CCTTGATAGCCAAGGGCCAGCTCTGCGACTTTCCCTTTTTGCCGGAGATGGCCGTTGACGCCGTGCTTGACGACGGGGACGCCAAACATGGACGACGCTGAGGCACAGTAGATGTCGCCATTGTTGGCAAAGACGTCCATACGCCACTTTTCACCGGCCAGCCACGACAATACGCGCGCCTCGATAGCCGAGAAGTCAGAGACACACAGCATCGCGTCGTCGGGCGCGATGAACGCCGTGCGGATGAGCTGGGACAATGTGCTGGCTACGTCGCCATACATCAGCTCCAGGCCGCGGCGGTTTTTCGATTTGACCAGATGCCGCGCCGTGGCGATGGCTTGCGGGACGTCATGCGGCAGGTTTTGCACCTGGACCAGACGGCCCGCCCATCGTCCCGTACGATTGGCGCCGTAGAATTGCAGGACGCCGCGGATACGTCCGTCGGAGCAGACAGCGCGGTCCATGGCCTGGTATTTCGTGACGCTGGACTTGGATAGATTCTTGCGGATCCGCAGGACCTCTTCCGCATCCCCGCTGGCCACTTGTAAGGATTCCGCGACAGTTTCCTTGGTCAGTTTTTCAAGCTCTAAGTCCGTGTTTTCGTTGAGCCAGGCCAGCAGCTGATTTCGGCTGTTGGGATTTCGCAGGCCCGTAATCCGTATGGCTTTTTCGATGAGCGCGCTGCGGTAGTCCCCGTCGATGGCGATGGCCCCTTTGACAAGGTCCATGTCGAGTTGGATGCCCCGGCGGTTGAGCTCATAGTCAATTACCCAATCTTCCTGGACCCAACCCGGCACGGGATAGGCCATGAGCCGCTGATAGTCGGCCATTTCCGTGACGACGTCCTGAGCGTTGTAGGCTTTAAAGGTTTTCCATTTGTCTGGGTCGTGCGCGGGCCGGTTGCGATGCCGTCCGCCGTTTTTCTTTGTTGCTTTACAGGGTACGCAGAAGTAGCGGATCAGCGCCTTGCCGGCAGCCATTTTGCGCTTATCTTCCGGCAAGCCTAAGGCTTTTCCCAAATTAGCCAGCCCGGCAGGGTAGCCAAGGTACAGACCATGGAGCATCGTGCACCGCCACTGATCAGGGGGCGTCCGATAGCCGGCACGGTTCAGGCAGGTGATTTCAAAAGCCGCATTATATGCGTGCTTGATGACGCCGGGATCTGCAAGGTCCTGCAAGACGTCCGCAGGGATGATTTCGCCCTTCGTCATGTCGACGACGTGGACCGGGCCAAAGTCATACGAGTACGCAAACAGCAGGATTTCAAAGGCATCTGTATCGACGTATTTAAAAAGCCCGCATTTCCCGATATCGACATCTGAAAATGTTTCGATGTCGATGGATAGATGTTTGTGTTTCATCCGGATTCACTCCTATAGAGAAAAATAGGCGCGCGGAAGTCCACGCGCCTGGGATTGCATTACATCGGCTGTCCGGTCAGAGGATTGATAGCAGGCGCAGACGGTGCCGCTGGTTCCTGAATGACGTGGAATACGGATTTCGCTGTCGGCGCGGACCCGCCGAGGGGTTCACCGTCGCGGACCTTCTGGACCGGGCCGAGGCCGCAGCCGATGCCCTTCTTGCCCTGATAGTTGTAAGCAAAGAAATTAACGCACACATTGGCATAGATGCCGCTGTATACCTGCGTAGCGTCGATGATGCGGTTCATACGGCCGTCTACGACGTCGACAGGCTTATCCGCCGGCGTCGATGCGGCGAATACCCAATGGCCAGCACATTCCGGGCCAAATTTGTTCCCGTTCTGGGTCAGGCCATCGCCGTCCCATACCGGTGTCGGTACTTTGGCCGGGGCTGCGCCGTTCCATTTGTTGGCGATGCCGTTGCGCGTGGCAGCCGCGATAGCAGCGTCGACTTTCTGCTTGCCTTCCACGTCCGACTTAGGCAGCAGGATTGTGACAGAGTACTTCTGCTTTGCCATAGGGTCGCGGCCGTAGGGCTTCAAAAGGTGTACATAGCTGAGACGTACGTTTTCTACTACAATGCTGGTATTTTCCATTTTCATTCCTCCAATTAATCATCAATCTTTTTGAATACATCAGCCGCTTTCGGCGTCAGGTCCATCGGCGGCCGCTTGTCAGATTCCGGTGCAAGCGTCGGCTTGCCCGGCTTCTTTTCGACGTAATCGCCGACGAGTTCGGTAAAGAGCTTCTTGCCGATGGCCTTTTCCGTTTTAGCCAGGGTCAGCGGCACGCGTTCATACAGGACGGATTCATCGATACCATTATCGATGAGCGTCTTGAATGCTGCATCCGTGTCGGTAAAGGCCCGGCTGCCGCGGCCTTCTACGCATTTCCAGCCGGGGACGTTGAGGCCTTTCAGCGCGCAGGAAAGGCCGTATTCCTGCAAGTCGTCTGCCCAGGCCTTGAGCTGTTTGGCGATGGTCAGGTATTGGCCGAGCTCGGTCATGTTGATCATCGTCATATCGCGCTTTTCGTGCGCCGTGTCAGCCATAGCTGCGTAGTATTCGGCACGGGCTTTGCATTGGGCCTTTGCCCGGCAGAATCGGCAGCATTCACCGGGATGGAATTTCCCGCCGTCCGCGCTCAGGGCCTCCTGGGCTTTCGGCTTGACGACGTCTTCTGCCCATTGCCGCAGGATATCGACGCCGAGCGTTTCCTGACTAAAGTTCTGGATCCGCGGCTGTACGATGTGCATGTGTACCGTCTTGAATTGGTACAGTAGCTGGTACGCGTTCAGCGCGCCCAGCGCGTACAGGCGCATCTGTGAGTTGTTGTTGGCGTCGACGGGTACGCCTTTCCCGTATTTGAAATCCACGATGTGGAGTTCATTCGGCGCCATGATCAGGCAGTCGGCTGTACCGAATCCCCGCGGCACATATTGGCTAAAGTCGACGCGCTTTTCTACAACCGTATAGGGCTTTGTCTTGTACGACAGCAGGATGCCCTTGATGTAGTCGAGATAGGTTTCCGTGTGGGTATCCATTTCCGGCTGATACAGCTCATCTTTCTTGAACTTGTTCAGGTGCCTTGTATACGTCGACTTGGCCATCGGTTCGACGGCATAGGCCCGCAGTTTGAGTTCTGCGATGCTGTGGGCCAGCGTGCCTTCCCTGGCAAATTCTGACGTCGTATCCGGGAATTTCGCTTCCATCTGCGGCGCCGCCGTGCATTGCAGCCATCGCGCGGACGCCGAGGCGCTTAAGAGTGCATGTTGTCGGCTCATAATTCCGCCCCCAATTCACGCAGGGCAGTTGCGAGTTCCCCATATTTTTCTTCCGGGATGTCCATCATCGACGGTACACCGAATTTCTGCATCAGCGCTTGGAGCTCAGCGATTTTGCCCGCATCCATCAGCGGCGCCGTCGCGGCCAGCAGTTCGTCCAGCGTGTACTTCTTAGCCGGTGCCGTCGGCACGACAGGAGCCGCAGGCGGTTCAGGCGCGGCAGGCTTTACAGGTTCCGGATCAGCGGATTTCACCGGTTCCGGTGTCGGCGCAGAAGGTGCAGCTTCCAGCGTGGGATGGGCCTTTTCCGGCGCTTTTGTGGCCTTTTTCGGCGCGGAAGTTGTGTTTTCTACTGCATCCATTTTTGGATGCTGTTCCACTGAGCCCAAATCTGGACTCAGTGCTTCCGGATTCATTGACTTCACATTTGAGGGCAATGCTGCTGAGCTCAAGATTGAGCCGAGTGCCTGGAATTCTTTCATGATTTCATCAGCGGTTCCGTTAAATTCAAGATTAATTTTCATCATGGTTTTCCTCCTTTTTGACGTTCAGTACCATTTGTTTGTAGTACGATTCTTTTAATTCAAAGCCCAGGGCCCGGCGCCCCATTTGCAGGGCGACGACAGGGACGCTGCCGACGCCGGCGAACGGGTCCAGGACAATGTCATCGGGATTCGTCCAGAGCTCCAGGCAGCGGGCGATGAGGTCGAGCTGGAGCGGGCAGATATGCCGTTCGTCCTTTTCATCCCTCGCTGCGGCCTTGTTGAGCGTGTTGCTTTGCCGGATGTCCATCCACACGGGCGATGCGTAGCGTCGCCATACCTGATGGCTGTAAATCGGTTTTGGCTCTGGCTGCGGGGCTAATGTCTTCACGCCTTCCGGCTCATCGTCGCCATAAAAGCGCTTGAGGCCGTCATCATGCGGGATGGGCTCCGGATTGTCGCCGGGCTTGCGGAATGTTACGACATAATCCGGCAGGCCGTTGCGGCACATGCTGGAATCCTTGCAGAGCTGCTTATGCATCAGCCCCAGGGCCTTTGTCCGTGTCGCTTCGACGAGCGGATCCTTCCACACGACGACGCGGCTATGGTAGATGAATCCCGCCGCTTCAAAGTCGCGGATGATTTCGCCGGGAAAGTCTTTCAGGCCGATGACGCCGTCCCGGCTTTTCATTTTCGGAATGTCCATGCAGTGCACCGATACAAGCCGCCCGGGCATGATGACGCGGGCCAATTCGCGGATCAGGAACTTGAAATGCGTATTAAACTGTTCATCGCTCGCGCTGTTGCCCATGTCGCGGTCGCTGTTGGAGTAGGTATACAGCGACGAGAAAGGCGGCGAGAAGATGGCATAATGGATACAGTTATCAGGCAGGCCCTTGAGGACCTCTACGCTGTCGCCGTTGTAAAGGGATACCCGGTCCGATACGTACTGATCTAAGACGTTCACCATTCCAAATCCTCCTGACTAATAATAGGGATATGCTTAGCCAGGGCATAGCCGTATTCGGCCATGCAGCCGCGCGAGTTCTGCCAATCACCGCACATGATGATGGTGTCGCAGCGTTTCAAGAGGCTAAGGCACAGGTTCAGTCCTTCGAGATAGGGCATAGCATCGTAGAGCGGCCCCAGGAGCTGAATCGGCGATACGAATTCCACGTTGCTGTAGTACATTGTCGGAAAGTCGGTGATGATGGGTATGTGCTTTTCTTTCAGTTCTTCTATAACGGCTTGTACGGCCTTTTCATTTTCAGGCTTGCCGCCGTACGGGTGCGATACGTAAAACAATCTTTTCTTTCTCATACTGCCTCCATTTCC